CCTTCAGGCCGATCCCGCGGCCGTCGGCTTCTATGAGCGCCTGGGCATGCGCAACCTCGGCCCGGGACGCGAGTTCGCCACCTTTGCCTTCACACCGGGGGAGGCTCTGGCCTTCGCCTCGGGGCTTACGGGCTCCACCCGGTTTGCCGGGCAACTCACCTGGGAGTTGGCGGTGGCGGGCGCATCTGACTGGCTACGCCTGCGCAAGATCCCCGGCGTGGTCGATGAGGTCTCCGAAACCACTCACCAGGCTCTCGTCGAGGCGCTGGCCCGCGGGCTCGACGAGGGGGAGACGACCCAAGAGTTGGCCTGGCGGGTCCGGCACCTAGACAAGGTCTTCGGGCCGCCGAGGGCCGAGCGCATCGCGCGCACAGAAGTGCTGACGGCCAACCGGCACGGGGGATACCAGATGGGCAGGGAAGCCGGATGTGCTGAGCACGAGTGGCGAGCACGCACGGAGTCGCCGCGCACCCGGGATTGGCACCGCAGCGCGCACAAACAGCGAGTCGCCTACGACCTTCCCTACACCATATCTAACCGTAAAGGTGAGCCTGAGCAATTGCTCTATCCCGGGGACACCTCGCTGGGGGCCGGTCCCGACAACGTCATCAACTGCCGCTGCTCGGAGTACCGCCTGAAGCCGGGCGTCACCGATGACGAGACCTTGGGGATCGACGAGTACGACCTGGCCGGTAGCTCCAGAGCGCCGGGCCCGGTGGCGGCTGGCGTTGCGGTATGGGCCACCGGGGCAGAGGAGGCCCATCCATGATGGCCGCAGCCTTCGCCCAAGCGGTGGTGAAGCACCTGCCAGGCCGGCACGATCAGTCCACCCACGGGCGCCGGGGGCGGACACGGGTAGATGCTCTCGGTCCGTCCCTGACGGTCGGGGCCTCCCGCCCTCGGCACAAGCCTGTCGCACCCGTGCCCACCGAGGCCCCGCCCTTCGCCAAGGACGTGCCGCGTTTTCGGACCAAGGACGAGGCCTACCACTGGCTCGCCAAGAACGTGGGCGTGCGCGCCATCTCCGATGACCGGCTGACCTTGGAGGAGTTGCAGCAGTTGGCCGACGGCTGCTACCCGGCCGTGCGGGATTTCCGGACGCAGATCGGCACCATGGAGATCCAGACGGCCGCCGGCACCGGCCGACGTTCGGCTGCGTTTCGCGAAGACGGCGTTCTGCTCCTGAGTGAGCGCTACCGGAAGAACGAGGCACGCAGAGACGCTGAGTACGTCGAGAACTTCCGGCTGCACAAGGAGGCCGTGCTCAGGGACTTGGAAGAGAAGTTGCGCGTGACGCCGGGCTCGTCCAAGGTCAAGTCCGACATGGAGGCGATGAAGGCTTGCTCGAGATGGTCCGCGAGCACCGGGGCCTCGCATCCCATCGAGACCGTCTACGCCCACGAAATGGGACACCGAGTGCTCGGCCGAGGCGACGACTACTGGGCCTGGGAGTTGGCTCTCACCAGAAACGGCGTCACCCGGCGCGACGAATGGGCCGTCTCCGAGTACGGAGCCACCACAAACGGCGGCGAACTCTTCGCGGAGGTCCACGCCATGGTCGTCACGGGCCGAGAGAGCGAGTTGCCTGCGTCGGTCGCCGACGCCTACCAGGACTGGTTCGCCGCCACACATCAGCGCACGAAGGAGAGATGACATGCCGCTTTCCCATCAGTGCCTGGCGTGCGCCCGCCTCGGATTCGACCGGACGTGTGAAGCCTTCCCGGAGGGGATACCGGCCGCGATTTGGACCGGGGAAGCGGACCACTCCCGTCCGTGCGGCGGTGACCACGGCTTGCGGCAGAAACCGCTGGCTAACGCGGCCAACCAGAGCAAACATGACACGCCCGGCGTGAACAGGCGCCTTGACCGAGCGGAGGAAGACATGGAGCACGGCGATACCCGAGAGCCGATCGAGAAAGAGGTGCGCTTCCTCGTCCCCATCGAGAAGGGCGACACCCCCCAGCGCGTCACCTACGGAGTCGTCTTGGAGCCGGACTCTGAGGACCTGCAGGGCGACGTCATGACGGCCGAGGACATCGAGAAGGCCGCCTACGGGTGGATGGAGCGCTCGCAGCAGGGCGGCCACATGCACGTCTCCCCGGTGGAGGGGGCCAAGGTGGTCGAGTCCTACATTGCCCCCTGCGACATCCCCGTGGAGACGACCGACGGGACCGAGACCATCAAGAAGGGGTCTTGGGTTCTTGCCATGCGCTGGCCCCCGGAGATCTGGGAGGGCATCCAGAAGGGCCGCCTCACGGGGTACTCGGTGGGCGGCACCGGCGTGCGCGAGGAGATCGAGAAGCACGGGACCCATGACCAGTCCGAACACGGCAACTGGGCGCGGGGCGGGTACCACGGCGATCCGGCCCGGGATGGGGCGGCCGCAGAGGGTGGAGGCACCCCGGCCGATCAGGGCGCTGGTGCGGCCCGCGGAAGTGAGCACAAAGCGGTGGCAGAGGGCCAGACGGCATACGACCGCTACATGAGGGGTGGTGCCTCGAAGGTTACGGACATGGACGATGGCCCGGCCCGAGCCATGGCGGGCATGCACGGAAGGCCGTTCACCTTCTCACCGGGCGCTCAGGCTTTCCTCGCGAGCGGCGACATGCGTGCGGCAAGGAACATCACACCCGTCTGGATGCTCGCCCACGGCAAGGCTCCGATTCCGAACTACGAATCCACCGCCCACGACGAATACTTCGTCAAGGTGAAGTTCAAAGACGGGGCCACCGGGATCGTATCCAGTAGCCGGCTGGGCGTTCCGGAGAACTACCGCGATGCTGCCCCGGAATATCAGGAGGCCTTGCGTGGGGCCGGAGTGCTCAAGCCCGTGAAGAAGCACGGCCACCACGACCAGAGCACCCACGGCAACTGGGCGCAGGGGGGTGCGCGCGAGAGAGATGACGCCGGCGGCACGTACGAGAAGGGTGACGTGGTCCGCCTCAAGGAAGACGGCGGCGTCGGCCGGATCGTCGACTACGAACCGGGCAAGGACGGCTCTCCCGACGAGTACGCCGTCGCCCCGGAGGACCTGGGCGAGGACGGCCCTAACGCCATCTGGATGCGGGAGGACGAGCTGGAGGCCGCCGACGACCATGCGCTGGACGGATACCCGTCCGGCACGGTGGACGACGAAGAGATGTATCCCACGGGCGGGAAGTGGCAGGGCGAAGATGACGCCGAGGCCGAAGAAGCCGAGTGGAGAGCTGGCTACGGCAGAGACGCCTCCCAGGGCTGGGAGGCCGATGCTGGCTACCAGACCTTCACCCGAGGCCAGAAGGTCCGCACCCCCACCGGGAAGATACGCACCGTGCACTCGCAGAGGGGCGCCCAGGTCTTCGTCGAGGAGGAGAGCAACGGCTGGTATCACCCCAGCAAGCTGTGGCCGGTCAAGAAGAGCGCCGAGGAGGAGGCCTTGGCCGACGCCGTCCGCGAGGGCCTGCGCGATGCGGTGGCCAAGCACGGCTCCCATGACCAGTCGAGTCACGGCAACTGGGCGCGGGGCGGCAGCCAGTCCACCGGTGATGAAGAAGACGTCGACCTGCTGGACCTGTACGAAGAGAGCCGTGGCGCGACGGTCACCCTCGACGGCCATGCCTACACCATCAGGGAGATCAAGCCGTTCAGGCACGTGCCGGGCCTGGACTCGGTGACGTTGGAGCCCAAGGATAAGAACAGCGCGTGGTACCGGGCCGAGCGCGCGAAGTTGCACGATGACTGGGACCTAGAGGTGTCCGACCCGGAGCGGTTGGTCGAACTGGCCCAGCAACTCCCTGGTTGGAGCAGGCTGGAAGGTGTGTCCAAGCACGGCAGCGGCGATCAGGTTCCGCACGGGAACTGGGCGCGCTCCAAGGAACTCGGCATGGTGAGCATCCCCGTGGACGACCATTCCTCGCCCCGTCAGGAGGACGAAGAGCGCGATGAGGAGCTGCGGCGTTTCCGCCCCACGCACACCACCCGCGACGGCGTGGTGATCGAGGACCAGCCCAAGGTCCAGCGCATCAGAAACAGCGAGATCTTTGCCTCGGCCGACGGCCGGGTGCAACTGAACTACGGGGAGTGGAAGTGGCTGGCCGCAGGGCAGTCCCGGGGAGCCGCGAGGCCTCCGAAGCTGCACGAGCGCGGTCGCTGGGGCGCATGGCCCCGAGGGGCTGATCGCGACGACATCAACAGCGTGGTGTGGAGCAATGGCTCCCAGACCCTGGCCGAGTTCATCAACTCCCTCGACCCCGGCGAATATGACCTGGCTACGTAGGAGGCGACCGATGGCCAAGAGACTGACGAAGCTGCAGGTGGACGAGGTGAGCGTCGTGGACAAAGGTGCGAACAACAAGCGCTTCCTCATCCTGAAGCAGGCTGAGGAGGGTGTGCGAAAGCACGGCTCGCACGATCAGTCGAGCCACGGCAACTGGGCCCGAGGCGGCGGCGCTATCCCGCCCAAGATCGAGGACCGACCCTTCTCGGCCATCAGCCGCCGCAAGGAGGGCATCGTCTTTCTGGGGGCCGGTGGCGACCTCAAGGAGTGGGTCAGCGGAGTCACCAGCGAGTTGAAGAACCAGGGCATCGTCTCCGACCCGAGTTGGTTCGACGACGTCTACACGGTGACCACGTCCGGTGGACGTACGGATCTGGTCTTCACCTTCAACCGCAAGCACAAGATCAACATCGGCAAGCTGGCGGTATGGCGGCTTCATTGGGGCGACGCCTCCTGGGTCAGCGACTACCTGGTGAACTACGCGGGCCAGCACGGAACGGAGCCGCCCGCAGAAGACGAAGGCCCGAAGGACCCGAAGAGCATCACAAAGACGGGACGCGCGTCTCTCTTCGGGCGGGTTAAGAAGACAAAGGCCGGTGCTCCCGGCCCGACCGACGGAGGTACCGAGATGACCCCTGAAGACGTACGCAAAGCTGTGTCGGAAGCCGCCGAGGAGGTGCTGGCACCCCTGGAGGAGCGCATCAGCAACCTCGAAGCCGGTATCCACACGGCCCAGGCCCAGGCGGAGGAAGACCCGGTGCCGGAAGTGCGGGAGGAGGTTCCGGAGCCCCTGGACGCTGAGGCGATAAGGAAGATGGTGTCCGAGGCCGCCAGCGCCGCGGTCGCCCCCCTGGCCGAGCGCCTCCAGGTGCTCGAGTCCGCCGCTGGCATGCGCAGGTCCGGCCTGGAAGAGCAGGGCGCGCACAGCGTGCGTAAAGCCGACGGCTCCTTCTCCTGGGAGGGCTCGGGCCTTCTCCTTTAGCCTCCTTCCGGCCCTCCCGGGCCATCCGCAACTATCAGTCTGGTGCCAACTGATACCGCGCTGGTAGTCCGCTTCTGATCACTCAGCAACTTTCACCGCACCTCACCTCGAGAGCCCCTGCCCGGGGCTCTTGCTGTTTCTCCCATCAAGTCCCCCATCCAGAAAGGCAGGAGCCGATATGGACCCCGTCCGGGCAACCACAAGCATCCGCAAGATCGTCACGGGCGACGTGACCTACGGGCTGCTCAACCCCGAGCAGGCCTCCCAGTTCTACGTGCAGATCTACGACCAGGTGCCCTGGTCCAAGCTGCACCGCAAAGAAAAGAAGACGGCCAAGAACGGCGAGGTCGACGGCATGGCCCTGGGCGCGCGGCTCCTTCGGGCCAAGACCGAAGCCGTGGACGACGGCTACCGCGTCGCTCCGCTATTCGCCCGCCGCACCTACAGCTGCGTGCGCCTGAAGCTGCCCTGGGAGGTGTCCGAGGAGACTTTCACCGACAACATCGAGGGCGAGCGGCTGGAAGACAAGCTGATGGGCATGCTGACCACCCAGCTGGGACTCGATCTGGAAGACCTCCACTGGAACGGCGACACGGCCGACGTGGGCCCCGACGCCGACTTCCTCAGCGTGAACGACGGCTGGTGGAAGCAACTGCTCGCCGGTGGGCACCTGGTCAACGCGGCCGCCATCAACGGCGGGGTCATCAGCAAGGAGCACTTCTTCGCCGCCTACCGGGCCATGCCCCATAAGTACTTCCGCAGCGGGCGCGTGGTCTGGGCCATGAACCCGGCCACCAAGATCAGTTGGGTGGAGGCCGTGTCTAACCGGGCCACCGGGGCCGGAGATCTGGCTCTGCTGGGGGCGGACGCGGTCAGCAAGCCCATGGGCTTTGACATCGTGGACGTGCCCTCCCTGGGTGACGGCAAGGTGGTCCTGGCCGACCCTCAGAACTTCATCGCCGTCAACACCTGGGACGTGCGCATCCGCAAGGCCACCGAGGGCAAAAGCGCGGTCATGAACGACATGCGCTACTACTCCGTGTTCCTGGACGACGACCCCGTCATCGAGGAGCTGGACGCGGCCGTCGTGATCGATGGGATGACCCTCGCTTAAGACCGGCGCCCCATCGCTGGCCCCTCGGGCTCGCTCAAGGCCGAAGTCCCGGGGGCAACCCCATCACCCAAGGAGGAGGGTATGGCTAGACCCAAACGCACGAGACCAGTCCCGGAGACGGGCGAGCACGAGGCGCCCGTCACCCCTCGGGTGGATTCCGTACCCGAGGAGACGGAGGCTCTCGCGAGTCTCCTTCCCCGAGACGCCGAGACGCCGCGGGAGGCGGAGCCGGAGCAACCACTGCCGGCCTACGCCGTGGAGGAACCGGCGCAAGAAGTCCGTCCCGACCCCGACCCCGTACCGCTCCCCAAGGAGTACCTGGTCCTCGCCGGTCCGGCGAGCTTCGGCCCCGTTCGCATCGGCGGGCGCGCGGTGACGGCGAAGAAGGACCGGCTCTACCACGTCCCCGACCTCGCCGAGCGGGCCGAGATCCTCGGCAGCGGCCGCTTCCGAGCCGCCACCCAAGCAGACCTCGCTCGGGCGGGATCACCGTCCGCTGGAAAGGGCGGGGCAATCACACGAGACCTGCTTCCGGAAGGAGCGGTCAAA